CTGCACAGGTTTCTGCTCTCCGGCATCAAATGTTATGGCCTGCTCCAGCGCAATACTGTACAGCTGCACCAGCGACTTCACGTCTATCCCCCCATGCGCTACAGCGGGTGCAATCTCTATGGCCAGAGCGTAAGCGCAGGCGTCGAGGAAGGGCTCATGTGCGTCTTCCTCATGCCCGGTCTCGACCACCTGAGCGAATAGCCGGGGAGCGGAGCAGTATATAATGCAGCCTGAACGCACATAATTCGGCTCCGGACGATAAAGCGGCGCATTGACCTGTCCTCCATCGACCCTCACCCCGGCATGCACGCTCACCAGGCGCACGGTGTCTGACGGAAGCTGATAAGCCTTAGTGAATCCGAACAGGGGCGTTTCTGCCACTTCGGCCAGCTCCCTGTATCGCGTGGCAAACCCCCAATCGTAGGCAGAAAGAACACGGCGCACCACGGAAGCATACGCAGCCTCAGCCTGGGAATTGGCAGGATTCGTTCCTCCGGTGGGAATGTTGGTGTCAACACCGCCAAGCCTGCGGAGTGCCGAGTTAATGATGGTTGAGCGGTTCATTCCCGGCATGACAGTGCCTCCCTGCTATTCCGCGTCGAGCATTGCCTGCACGGCCGCACGCCAGCGGGTAGGAACTTCATCAATTATCATTCGGCCGGTCTTAATCATTCTGTAGTAAATCTTAGCCATTGTTCTTCTCCTCCAGTTTTGCAATTCTTGCTTCCAGCTCTGCCGCGTAGGCCGCAAGGTCGAGGGCGGCGCTGTCTGCCTCATCCTTGTCAGAAGTAGCCAGCTCACCAAGTTCGGCAACGGCGGCTTCCAGATCGGGCAGACGTGACGCCTGTTCTTCTGCCTCTTTGCGGCGTTCCTCTATGGCGGAAAGCTCTTCTGCCGTTGGCTTTGGAATTTCCACAATCTGGAACCGGCGGTGACCGTCCAGAGGGTCAATTTCTTTAATAAAATGGGTGCGATTATTGTTACACCAGAAAGCCGCTTCCGGCGGGTACGTGTCCGTGAATATCTGTAAATTCTCGAATGTCATGAGAACTCCTATTTCCATTTGCCAATGGCAAGAAGGTTTAAATAAATCTCATCGGGTGGATATACATTGTAAGCAGGATTATCTTTGCTCATGGTTGCATGAGCAATTTTTGTTATTACGTCTGAATAAATAATTGTTACATATGTAGGTGTTGAAACTCTTGCTGTATACAAGTATTGGCTTATCTCGTTTGAGGTTGGTGTAAGATATACATCTGGGCGATCTTCAAAACTTTCAGGAAATGTCCATGTAAAATTAGTTATTCCGTCGTATGGTTTTTCAAAGTGTATATATGCGCGCAGAAGATACATCCCGTTATTATATTTTATTATTTTCCCGGAAGAAATGTTATCTTCGCCTATAAAGTCTTTTTGTTCAGCAATACAGGAGACGGGCAAACTCACATCCGCCGACCCGTCAAATGAAACTGAGCCCGTGGCGTCGCCGGACAGGGTGATAGTCCGTGCAGTGGCCAGCTTTGCTGCCGCATCCGCTGTGCCCGCGATAGTCTGTGTAAAAGTCTTGGTGCCGGAAATTGTCTCATCGCCAGTGAGATGCACAACGCCTTCAGGAGAAGCCTGCTGGGCATAAGTGTGCGCCAGTTCTGCATACCCGGACGCCGCAGTCACAAGAGCCTGCATCTCCGCTTTCTGTGAAGTACCAGTTGATGTAACACTGTTTACCTGGGTTGTGCCTTCGGACTGGATGCTGCTGACCTGGGCTGCTCCGGCGGCGTTCACCGAAGTGACCTGATCCGCGCCTGCGGCGTTGACAGCAGAAACCTGCGCGGAGCCTGCATCACTGACAGCTGCTGCAGCCGCGGCACCTGCCTCAGAGATAGTGGTTTGAGCCGAAGCTGAAGCGGTTTCCGTCGCCTCCCGTGCAGCCACGGCAGACGCCTCAGCGGTTTCCGCCGAAGCCTGCGCAGTCTCGGCTGCGTTTTTCGCCGCCACGCTTTCGTCTCTGGCAGCGAACAGGCTGGATACGAGCCTGTCCGGGGAAATCTCCGACGTGGCGTTCGTCTTAACTGCGCGGGAAAGGCCCTCACCCATCTGCTGGATATACTGGACCTGCTTGTCGAGTTCCTGTTCAAGGCTCTCCGTATCAATGTGTGAAACCGCCGAGAGATCGAGTTCCTGCACGAGTGCCATGTTAAGCATGATAGCTATGGTGCACCCTGCAGGGACACGCTCCGCCGACGTAAACGTGACAGTGCCACCCGATCCGTCCGTGTTAATGGCAACTGAGTAGTCTGCGCCCAGGGAGAGCGTTTCTTCGACCTCTCCGACTGCCACCAGCACGAGCAGGTTTTCCGCCTCGTAAAAAGGATAGGTCACCGGGTACGACAGGGTGCTCCCATTGCCCCTGTACAGATTTTTTGTTGTCTGGGAATTTATCACGCCATCCCTCCATGAACCGTATGCGGGCGTTTTGTCGGGACGCCCAACCCCGGCCCCTACCTTGCGAGATAGTTGAGGCTCACGTTAACGGTGCCCGTGGCCGTTCCTGTGAGGACGCACTTCACAAAATCCTTCACTCCGGCAGGCACAATAGCCCGCATAAGCACATCCCCAGCGGCGAAAGTTCCGGCACCCACGGAGACCGAGACAGCCGGAGATACGGCAGCAAAGGGTCCGTCGGCGGTATCACTATGCTGGAAGGTCAGGCTGACAGTGTTCGACCCGGAGATGGTGCATCCCGTGGCGGCCTCAACGACGACGATGACGCCGCCCTGAGTCCCGCCACAGCAGAGAGCGTTAGAGGTTATGGTACTGCCGAGAGCGGCATTTTTACTGAAGTACTGGTCATACCAGTGATTCATGGGCTGGGCGTAATCAAAAGCCATTGTCTTTCTCCTTTAGGACACAACGGCTTCGGAGCCGTTGGGCAGGTTGTAGGAGCCATAAATCGGGATGTCGTAGTACGATGTGACGGCATGGTTGAGAGCTGTATCCCCGTTGCTGTACTCCAGCTTGGCGAGCTTAAGGCTGCCGAACACTTTGCCGAGCACCAGCGGATGACCGATAATCATAGTACTGGCGGCGCTGCCGCGTACATTGGAGATAGCCTCCTGAAGCTGCATCTCCGTGGGAAGATGGCTGTCCTCGATGTTGACCAGGGCACAAACCGTGCGCTCGGGAGCCAGCAGCTGCCAGCCAAAGCGGCCACGGTAGGACACGCCATACCCGAGCACGCCCGACTGTGTACGGAGATGGTACTCCTGACCTCCGTTAATCGGCCTGATGTCCACGAGATACCCGCTGGAGAAACAGGTCGGGTCATAGATGCCCGTATTAAGCTCGTCGCTCATGCGGACCACCATGATAGTGGACTGGGCATTGGATGTGGTCCCTCCACAGGATATTTTGGTACCCTTTTTGAGCGCGGCGGCACGCCACTGCTTCGTGAAGAGGGCGGCCTCAGTGTCCATACCGGCCTTGCGGATAATGGCGCGTTCCCTGCGGGCGAAGTATTTGGACGGGCCGCCGAACTGGTCAGCCTTGTCCTTGCTGACCTCGACCTCGCCGCCAAGAACGGAGACGTAGGTCTGCTCGAGGCCGGTGCGGGCCTGCATGGCGGGAAGCGGTGCGCCGAGGTCAACCCAGGAGGGCCCATCCACGGCCTTCAGCACCTCTTCGACGTTCCAGAGGCCGTGAGAAGCGGGGATCCACTTTGCCCTGGCGAGCACAGGGGTTTCCTCGAGGAGATAGTCCACGAGTTCGGGACGCTTTTTCGCCTTGTCGATAGCGATCTCTTTGAGCGTCTGTGCGAGAATAGACATGATTTTCCTCCTATCTATCCACGATTAAAAAATCTGGAATATGTAGATTCGGGACTTTCAGGAACGTCCTGAGCGGCAGCGCCTCTGCCACCAGACAAAGAGTCCTCTGACATCAGCCCGCCAAGTTCGGCGAACGCCATGCGTACGGGAGCAAGACTCCATGCACCGCTGTTGACCAGTGCGCTGGTGAGCTCGTTCTGTCCGCCGACCCGTTTATCGAGAGCGCGGAGGGCGCGCTGGGAAAGATCCTCCCTGCGGACGTAGTCAGCACCCCACTCCTTCTTAAGCTGTTCCGTGGTTGACTCGGTCCGGGCCTTCATCATGGCTGTCTCGGACTCTATCTGCCAGTCAGCAAGGGCCTGCGCCTGTGCCCTGGTGAGCCCCGTTTTGACGCAGAGCTCCCGGAAAGCGAGATTCTGTTCCTCGTCTACGGAGATACCTTCCGGAAACTTCAGGTCCACCTCTTCAGCGCTGGTTACAGGATGGTAATCCATGCCGCGTTTCATGGCCTGCACGGCCTCATCTGCACTGGCGAAGCCGCCAGCCGCCTCACGCATGGACTCTGGAAGAGCATCCTGCCACTTTTCCGGAGATGCTCCTTGGGGGCCAGTCTCTGCTCCTATGGATGTATAGGGATCGGTCTCCGCGGCGGGAGCCGTGCTATTCGCGGGAGTGGGGTCCGCGGCTGCAGGAGTCTGTGCGGTGGCTGCACCCGCAGCTGCGGCGGGGGATGTGTCGGTGTTTTCGTTAGG